GCTTTGCTCGCTCGATCAATGATGGGAATGGGTAATCCAGGGCCTGATCGGATCCGTAGCCGCTAAATGGGCGCAGAACGGTGACGTTGAGGCCTTCGTTCCTGGCGTATCTGGCAAGGGTTTCCCCTGTCAGTTTGGCCCATCCGTAGCTCAAGTCTGGAGTTCGAATATGATCGAGATTGATGTCGTTCTCTCGAAGTGTTTGCTTGTATGCCAAGCGCTGCAAATAAGTCGGATAAGCCGCCGAGCTGCTGAAATAAACGACGTGCTTGGGCTTTGTTCTTATCGCCCATTGGAACATATCGCTGTCGATCGCCAGGTCGGTGGCAACGGCCAAAGGGTTGCCTTCGATCGTGGCTCGGCCGCCGACGATGGCGGCTAGGTGAATAACGACGTCGTATCTGGTGTCGTCCTTCTTGAAGAAATCTCTGCAATCGATTCCGTTTGCGATGTCGATTCCTGTGATGTCGTGGCCCTTGTTGTCGAGCGCTCTGTGAAATGCCCGGCCTACGAAGCCGGCATCCCCTGTGATCAATATCTTCATGCGAGCCATTCTGCCAGATATCTGTCGCTGCCGGTTTCGGCCTTTGCCCTGTGTCGATCTATGTCGAATATGTACCGATCGTTCTCATCCAAAGCTGCGCCGATGTGGTGCAAGGTTGCTTCTTTGCTGATCGGGAATGGCTTCACCGCTGAAATGCCTTCGGCCTGCGTGTCGTAGGTTTCGTCGTGAATCAGGCAGTTGTCCTTGATCCGGGGCCATATCTGCTCTGCAAGCCAGTCCTGGTCTTGTGTGTAGTAATCCTTGCAAGCCTGCTCTTCTATGAGCTGTGCGATCTCTGGAATTGCGCCCTTGCGAGCTGCAAACATTCCGGCGCTAATCTTGTAATTGTGGCCGATCGGGTGGTCTTTCATAATGTGAAAGTCGAGCCTGCTGGCTAGAAAGTCCTCATGTGCAAGGCGTTCTCTTCTGGTAAGCCTGGCGTCTGTGTCGCGGCTGAGAACCACATCTGCCTGGTCATCTGCCAGGGCCTTGAATCTCCAGAGTTTGGCTGTGTGATCTTCGGGGCCATCGCATTCGACGAGCTGCACGTTTGGAATAAGTGCCAGGGTGCTTCGCGTCCAATCTGGAACGCTGGCGCCTGTGTAGAAGCGGATGTCATATCCGGCGAAGTGCTTCTGTGCTAGAAGTGCGTTCTTGATTGCGCCGATCATATATCTGGCATCGGATCCGTAGAGTGAATAAGCAATCACTTGCTTCATCGGCGAAGTTTTTTCTTGAGCGCTTCGTAGGCTTCGCTTTGAATGTAGTTCTGGTAGGCAAGCGCATCGAATGAATAAACCTCTTGCGCGTTGACTTCCTTGTATCCCTCATCCCATTCGGCTTTGCCTGCAACCGGGTGCATATGTTCAACGATCACGTCGTCTAAATATGTCAGCGCTCCTAAATCTTCTCCTAGTTTTTTCCAGAAGTTGTCTAGGTATAAATGTTTCATATTCGGCGGAACCATTCCACCGAGCGCCTTTACGATGTCGCTGGTCATCACGATCATGGTTGGCAATCGCTTGCCTTGCAGAAGGTCGTTGCCGTAGGCCATTGACGGCTGCCGTTGCATCGCCGCCATCAGCTGTAAATCCCACTCGGCTGTGCGTGGGCGGTGGTCATCGCCTAAGAAGGCGAAGAAGTCATACTTGTTTTGCTTTGCGATCGCGTTGGCTGCCTTATTGATGGGGTAAGCCATTCCTCGGGTTTGGTTCTCGATCGTCATGCAGCGCTCTGCGCCTACTTCGAAGTGGTACTGATCGTGCTCCGGGTCGTTTGCATCAATGATGAAGAGCAGGTCGCTTGCTGCTGAAAGCTCTTCGTGAGCTGCAAGCAGGGCTGTTGCGTTCATTGGGCGGCCGCGAGTTGGCACCAGGATGATCATCTTGTTCATCGGTTGCTCGCAATCTCGCCGGCTATCGCTGCGTATGCGGCTAGATCTATAAATGAATCATCGCTCTGTGTTTGCATCAAGCGTGCAATTTTGACCAGCGCCATGCAAATTGCAACCTGCTCTGGCTTGATCTGTGTTTCCAGATATGTCGTCCAGAGCTCTGCAATTCTTTGGTGGTTTGTATGTGGGTCGCCGTACTGGTTCTGGCGATCATTCGATGTCAGGCGTGCTGCTTCTTTAAGAATATCCCCCCGATTCATCAATTACTTCGCTCCGCGTCCGAACTCGGTTGCCTTGCCATCGAGCGCCTTAAGAACTGGCCCTGCGATCGCTGCTAGGCCGGCTACCAAGTAATTCTTCGCTGGCTGGTTTGGATCTGCTAAATAAAGAGCTGCGGCTGCTGCTGCTGCTGCTCGGAGGTATGTTTTGATAATTGCTTCAAGTGCTGGCTTGTTCATTCTGTCTCCTTAAAGGTTGGCTTTCCAAAACCGACAATGGTGACGGCCATTGATGGCTTGAGTTTGCCTCGGTTCTTCTTCTGGTACGCCCTGATCTTACGGCAAACTTCGCCGCCATTGCGTTGATCGCCCTTCTTATCGGGGCTGGTGTTGCCTTCGATCGTGGTCACGGTTCCGTCGCCGTTATCCTTGATCACGATCCCGACATGACTGATCCGGTCGAGCGCGTCGCCTGGGAAATCAAAGAAGACGATATCGCCCGGCTCTGGCGTTGCCGTAGCTGCGTCTTGCCATTTGTTCTTATCCATAAAGGCGACTGCCCCTGCCGGGGTGTAGACGCAGTTTGGAATTCGTACGGCGGCCTGTTTTGCCACCCAGTTAACGAAGGCGCCGCACCATGCTTGGTTTGCCTTCTGGTATTTCGTCTGGTTATCGGCTGGCCCTTCGATGTATCCGATCTCTGCTTGCGCGATCTGGATCATCTTGTCTCTTTGATTCACATTTTCCCCCTCTTAGATTTGTTATTTTCTAGAAGCAGGCTGTATATCTCGTCGACTCTGCTTTCTACTCTCGAAATTCTATCGCTTACCGAGCTGCCGCCATTGGGCTTCAATTCTGCCAAATAGTGCTTTACGAGCCATCGGGTGATCGCTGCAAATGCGCCGGCGATCGTAAGGATCGAAACGGTCAGAGCTGCGTAATCCTGCGCTGTCATTTTCCGATCGCCATCACTTGCATCGTGACGGTTCCTGAAGCCGTAATCGCCCAGATTCCGTTTGCTTTATTTTCAATGCTGAGTTTGTCGCCGTTATCCATCTTGTATCCGGTGCTTGAGGTTACATCGCTGTTTCCAATAAAGCATTGGCCGCTTGAGCTGTGAAGATAGACCATCTCTGCTTCGGCGGTTGCGTCAACGAGTGCCGTTGGCGATGTGGTTACGGTGACTTGCCGGGTGCTGATTCCCATTGTTGCTCCTATTCAAGCATATTTACTAGCGATCTTGTTCTTCCATGTGCGAGTTGCGTGTATATCTGTGTTGTTGCAACGCTGGTATGTCGCATCAATTCTTTCACAGCGATTAAATCTCCGCCTGATTTTTCTAGCATTGTGGTAGCAAAATAATGGCGGAGTGAGTGAAAGTGTTTCGCGTTTGGCCCGAGAATGCGTCGCATCTCTTTGGCTGCTCTTGATGAGAGTTTGTTTGGTGTTACTTGCCATAGGCGATCAAGGGTTTGGTGCGATCGGATCATCTCGGCTACTTTGGGTGCAATGGGAATGATCAGGTCGGTGTTGCCCTTGCCCAAAACTCGAAGCATCGCGCCTTCTTCGCTTTCGATTAGGTCGCTGCCCCTTATGTTGGCCACTTCCATCGCTCGCAGGCCTGCCATTCCGCCAAGAATGAACCAATCTCTGTATAAGGGCTTGGTTTCTGCCAGGAGTTTTTCGTATTCGGCCTTTGTTACTGGCTTCGGTACGCCCCTGCCTGGCTTTACTTGTGGCAGTTCGGCTGCCGGGTTATTGCCGTTGACCAGGTTCATCTTGTTCAGGGCCTTGTAAATGGATCGCAATCGCGAAACATAATGAGCTCGGGTCGATTGCTTCGTTGCCTGCAAAATGACGCGCTCGCAGTCGGCGTATGTGGCCAGGGCCGGGTGTGCTTTGAGTCGGTGCATAATCTGTCGATCTTGCTTCCAAAGCATTTCGGAGAATCCGCTGGTCTTGTATCGGTTATGCAGCTGCTCTTCTATCTGTTCTATCGGTATGAGTTCCATGCCTTTAGATTAGATCAAGCCGACGCTTCTGCGATCGCGACACGCCTATTCGCTGGTGAGATTCGGTGTGGATTGTTCCGCTTGTCGGCGGTCATATTCTGACTTATGCATTGAGGTAAATTGCTCGTTGCCGTGGTCAATAATGGCGTGAGTTTCTACTCCACTTAGTGTTTCTATTTCAATAAAGGTTACATTGTCCATTTTTATAACTCCGCAGTAAAGGCTAGGTAGGCAGATGAATTATTGTTTGCACAAATTGTATATGGTCTAAAAGCAGTTAAACCAGTTGAAGCCAATTGTACTAATGCACAATTAACAGTTGAATCGGCAGCAAGTGCTGCGCTACTTATAGCAGCAACTCCAGTTCCAGGAGTTCCAAAAGCAAGATTGGAATATTCAACTGCGCTAGGTTTAACTCTAAATTGAACTGGTAATTGTGTTGGCGACCAACCTTCTGTAGTGCTAGTGGCATAAGCCAAAGTAGTCAATGTAGAATAAACAGCACTTGCAGTGCTGCGGTAATAGTAACGCTGGCAAGCGGCTAATTCTCCTTGGATTGTTCCTGTTGCAGTTTGGAAAGCAGTAGCAACTG